CAGTTTCCCGTCAGCTCCTTGACGTCCTCCTCGCTCATCGCCGACAGGCGGGTGGCGACGTCGCACACCCGCTGTAGGGCGCGGGCGGACTTCTCGCCCAGGCGCTTGGTCTCGGCGGCCGACCGGAACAGCTGCTTGCCGTTCTCGTCGACGATCGCCGCGGCGGCGAGCCGGGCCCGGAATCCCTCCAGGCCCTCGGCCCGCACGCTGGCGCCGTCCTTGCCGACGAACTGCGACTCGAACTTGTCGCGCTCGGTGCCCGGCAGCTCCCGCACCCGCACGGTGCCGCCCCACTCGGGCACCTTGACGTCCTCGTAGGCGAGGTCGTCGGAGTCGAGGATCTGTTCTGCGGACAGGTACGTCACGTCACGCTCCCGTGGTGATGGTCGGCTTGCCGCTCACCTTGAAGGTCAGCGACGCGGCGAGCTTGTCGTCGTGCGGCGCCTCGGGCTCGAAGCCCTTCATGACCGCCTTGAAGGCCCAGTTGCCCAGGTCTTCAGGCCAGACGATCTTGTAGTTGCGGGGGTCCTTGTCCTCGAAGTCGGCGATCAGCGCATCGTGCTCGCGCGGGTCGTAGTTGACCTCGATCTCGACTTCGCCGCCGTCCTTCAGGCCGCCGATGAACTCCCGCCACGCGTCCGGGGAACCGTGCGACGTGACGTCGAGGGTCTCCCTCTCCAGGCCGGGCGGGGTGATGTCGGTGACGTTGGCGATCGCCGCGAACGTCTCCGGGTCAGCACCGTCGCCGCGCTGCAGCTGGGTGCCGAAAGCGTCCAGACCAGCCATGGGCCTGCTCTCCTTACGCCTTGGTCAGCCACACGCGGAAGCTGACGTTGATGTGCCTGATGTCGGGGTCCGGGTCACGGACCTGGGTGTGCTGCTCGTGCGCGATCGACACGTCACGGAAGCCCGCCACCGCGAGCGGCTGCCGGTCCAGGGCGCCGTCCAGGGCGGACAGGATCAGCGAGGCTTCCTTGTAGCCCTCGTACTTGGACCACACGTGCAGCACGACGGAGGCCTCCAGGCCGCGCTGGTTGTGGGCGTCGTCGGTGGTCTCGGTGATCGAGCCGATGGACACGTAGGGGTGCGCGACGTCCTCGGGCACCTCGTCGTACACGCCGGACACGAGGGCCATCAGCGGGGCATGCCCGGTGAGCTTGGCGTAGACGGCCTGCTGCAGCGGCCACAGCGCGACCGTCACGACGCCGCCCCGCCCATGTGCCGGCGGAACGCGGCCCGGTAGATGCGCGGGACGTCACGCCGGTGGTCGTTAAACGCCGGCAGCAGGTAGGGCTGGTCGGGCATGGAGCTGGTGCCCTTCTCCACGTACATCGCGTATTCGAGCTGGTCCTTCTCCCACACGCCGACCTCCGCGCGGCCGTAGGCCTCGCTGATGCGCTGCTCGAGGGACTGCCACAGGGCGCCGGTGCGGCGGGGCACCCGGTCCTCCGCGGTGCCCTGCACACGGTCGGACCACTCGTGGAGCGTCTCGGCGCGGGCGGCGTCCGCGGCCTCGGGTATCCGGCCGATCGCGCGCAGCGCGTCCTGCAGGCCGTCCAGCCTGCTCCTGCGGGCCATCTCAACCGTCCGTCAAGGGACCTGGATAACGGCGACGTCCAGGCTGGTGGCGTCGCTGTAGGTGATCGCGGCCCGGCCGGTGGCCGGGTCCCGGTAGACGCTGCGCAGCGGCACCACCGCGGTGCCGTCGGCGGGCACGGTCTGGGTGGCGTCGCCGACCGTGAGGCCGCCGACGGTGCCAGGGGTGGCGATGGTGACGGTGGCCGGGCCGGCGCCGTCGTTGCGGATCAGCAGCAGCATGTGCGTGCCGACCGGCGCGGTGTCCCCACCGCCCGACGCGGCGGACCATGCGGGCTGCAGGCCGCCCAGGGCGACCTCCTGGGGAGTGAGACTGGCCATGGTTGCTCAGCTTCCTGTCGTGGGTTGCTGGACGGTGCAGTCCGCCCGCAGATACGTGCCGGGCTCGGACGGCTCGAAGGTGGCGGTGACCTCGAGCACCCGGCCGGGCGGGCGCAGCTGGTCGCCGCGGCGCACGTCCGTGCCGGGAGCGAAGTACCAGGTCTCGTCCAGGCGGGCGCCGGCCTGGTCGGCGGCCTGCCGCTCCCGCGCGGAGGGCTGTGAGCGGCGGGCGCGCACGGTGGCGGCCTGCGCCCAGGTGGTCTCCCGGCCGCCGCCGCCGTCGTCGATCGTGCTGGCCCGCCACACCGGCACGGACGTGTTGAGGAGGCGTCCGACGCGGCTCACCGGGACGTCACCACCGTGACGCCCCCGCCGAAGCGGGCGGCGAGCTGCTCGCGCAGGTACTCGGGCAGCTCGACCTCGGTGATGCGGCCTGCGTCGCCGTACTGCACCGCGTAGTCCCCGATGCGCTCGGAGCGGACGTCTCTCGCGGCCAGGCCCTCGCCGTCCGGCTGGGAGCGGTAGGCGATCAGCGTGGCCGCGGCGATCCGGCACACCAGGTCCACGATGTCCGCGGGCACTTCGGGCAGGCCGTGCGTGTAGGTGACGGTGACCTCGGACGGCTCGTAGCTGTACGACCAGCCGCGCGCCAGCCACAGGCGGCCGGAGCGCAGTTTGAAGTCGGTGGCAGCGAGGGCCCGGCCGTTAACGGTGACGGCCTGTACGGACCGCACGGGCGGGCCGGGCAGGGACAGCCATTGCGAGTCCTCGCCCTCCAGGGTGACGGTGGACGTCGTCTCGCTGATGGGCACGCCGGCCGCCTCGCGCACGGCCGTGCTCGCCACGTCCAGGTAGACACCGACCAGGGCCGTCTCGGAGGCCTCCACGGTCAGGCCGCGGGCGGTGAGGTCGGCCACCGTTGCCAGGGGTTGCAGTGCCACGGTGGCCTCCCGTCACTCCGCCATGTCGATCAGGTCGGCCTTGGTGAAGTTGGCGGCGTCCTCGCGGGACGCCTTGCCCTGGCGGACCACGTAGTCGATCCACTCGGATTTCGGCGCGTTCACCGGTGGCCGGCCAGCGCCGGTCTCCGGGGACGACACGATCTCCTGGCGCGGCTGCGGGCCCGGCTCGTCGCGCTCGCCCGGCTCGGACAGCACCTCGGTGCGCGGCTGCGGACCGGACTCGGCGTCCGGGTCGGGCTTGGACTTCGCCTCGGTGCGCGGCCGGGGCCCGTCCGGGACGGGCTGCTGCGCGGGCTCCTCGTCGGGCCAGGTCCACTCCTTGGCGCCCAGGCGCCGCTCGATGGCCTCCCTGGAGAACGGGTGGCCGACGACGGTGCGGAACAGGGCGCCGGCGCTGCCGCGCAGCACGATCTCCTGGCCGTCCTTCAGCTCTCGCCCGGCCATCAGATGATCACATCCGCGGCGGCCAGGCCCTCGGGACGCACGACCTTGGAGCCGTACAGGTGCAGGCCCTTCACGATGTCCGCGAAGCCCTTCTCCTTGCGGGTCGCCTCGGTCTTGTTGATCTGCTCGGCGTAGGTGACCGCGCCGTTGTACCCGGCGATGACGAGCTTCCCGGCGCCCGCACCGGGGCCGTTGGGGGCGTTGTTGGACTTGCGGATGGAGAAGCCGGCCGCCTCGCCGACGGTGCCGTTGGTGCGGGTCGCCGCGGCCTGGGCGTCGCCGGTGGCGACGAAGCGGTCGTCCTTCAGCAGCAGGCCGTAGAAGGCCGGGGTCACGATCGCCCACCGGCCTCCGTCCGGGACGTTGTCCTCGTCGAGGATCGTGCCCAGGTCGACGAGGGTGTCGTAGGCGTCGGACGGACTGGCCAGGGTCTGCTCAGCGAGCAGGTTGCCCCCGCTGATGCCGGCGGCCATGAGGCCGGCGACGTACTGGTCGGCGACGTCGCGCAGCTTGTACGCGGCCTTGCGGGCCTGCTCGGTCAGCACGCGCCCGCCGTTGTAGGCCTGGCGCTTCTCGACGTCGTCGACCTCGAAGGCGAAGTACTTCGCCTGGTCAATGGTCAGGACGCTGTCGACGTCGTCGACGTCCTCGATGGTGATGTCCACGTGCGGCGTGTAGTTGCCGATCGTGGGTTCGACCAGGGAGGTGATGTGGACAGTGTCGCCGTAGTTGGCGATGTCGCCCTCGTAATCACGGTTGACAACGCCCGGGGCGGCGTAGACGAGGGACTTCTCCAGGGTGACCAGAAGGTTGGCGTTCCACACTTCCGGCTTGAAGGCGCTGATGGCCATGGGGTCTTCCTCCAGGGGTTACCGGTTGAGGCCGAGGTAGGCGTCGAGACGACCCTCTTGCTGGGCCTTGACGATCTCGGCGTGCTTGCCCGCCTTGGACAGGCGCTTGACGTCTGCCTCGGTGAGCTGGGTGGGCCGGGCACTCCCCTTGCGGGCGCCGGAGTCCGCGGTCCCGTGGAACCGCTTGGTGCCGCCGCCTTGCGCGGCCAGGTAGGGCTTGGACCTGATCAGGTCCTCGATCGCGTCGGCGACCTCGTCGGCGTCGACGTTGCCGTCGTCGTCGACCTCGAAGGCGGACAGGTCCAGGAAGCGGTAGGCGTCGCCCGGGTCGGCCAGCTTCCCGGCCGCCGCGGCCTTCACCTCGGCCTTGACGATGCGCTCGTTGGCGCGGGCGAGGGCAGCCTGCTCGGCCTGGCGCACGCGGGCGTCCTGGCCGTCCTTTTCGCCGTCGGTGTCCCGCTCGGCGAGCCGGGCCTCGAGGGCGCGGCGCTTCTCGCGTTCGGCCTTCAGCTTGTCCTTCATCGAGGCCAGGGCCTTCTTGCCGGGATCGCCGAGCTGGTCGGCGCCCTCCGGGTCGGCATCGTCGTCCTGATTGCCGTCGTCGTCGCCGGTGCCGGCGTCCTGGCCGTCGCCCTCGTCGGTGTCGTCGGCCCCGCCCTGACCCTCGCCGCCGTCGCCCTCGGCGCCATCGGCGTAGACGGTGAACGGATCGGCGTAGGGGCGGGCCCAGCCGGGCGCGTGCGCGCGGGCAGGGCCCGCCCC